CTCAGCCTCAATTGTCTTACCCAGTGAGTCATAGTCAACCTGGCGACCAGCTTCTATGTCAGCCATCGCAGTGTTTAAAGCCTTTAGATGAACTTCTAACTCACCTACAGTCTTTGCACCTGTCTCATCAGCAAACGTCTGTAGCTCTAAAAGGTCTTGTATCTCTTTTCTTAAACGCCTAGTTTCATGGTTGTCAGGCAATTCTTGCTTGCTAGTTATTCTATCAAAACCCCTTGCAATACTATGTCCTAGTCCATTTAATAAGCCATTACCGACCCCAGCAGCCGACATATTAAATAAAGCATCTTGCAAGTCATAGGGTGATTCAATCTCTTTTTTGTAGTCGTAAACTAACGGCTGAATAGCAGCCTCAGTAGCAAATCCAATACCAAAGCTACGCGCAACAATAATACTTAAACCTTGAACAAAGCTTGCCCCAGCTACTTTTCCAGCACCTATAGGAAGCGTCATTATGTTAATTGGATCTGCCATCGATGCAACAGCACCACCACCTAATGTGCCAAAGAATGCAGCGTAAGGGTCAGCATAAGAATACGTTTCTTCAAAATCATCACGGAGCATTTTTGCTTGAGCAGCAATGTCTGCATCAATCTCATCTCGGTTGCGAATGTTTGCGTCAGGAAACCTCTCTCTAAGGGCTTCAAGGTTTGGCTCAATAATTCCTTGCCAATCAGATGAAAGCGAGTCTTTTGACTTAGTAGAAGCTATAGAGTTAGCTAATGCTAATTGCAACCCTCCTTGCAGCATTCCAATATTACCTTGAGTAGCTTGTCTCCATGACTCTTTTAGTATTTCAGTTGAGCTAGATTCAAATGCAGGCAAGAAACTTGGGCCAAACATTTCTGGGGCTAAATCGTGTACCTTGTGAACTTCTTTTAATAGCTCTTCGTCTAGGTTTCTTCCACGCGAGGTTGATAAATCTTCATATTTAAACGTGTCAAACTGTGCGCCAGCTACAGAAAGAAATCCAATATCACCTTGCTCTTGATAGCTTTCAAAATCAGTTGGCTCTTGAGCGTTATAAAGAAGCATATTATTTCTCGCTAAAATCTAAGATGAATATTGTTCCTGTTGCGTTTGCTACTGGGCGACCATCAAAATAAACTTGGTATTGACCAAACTCTGAACCTTGCCTTAACTCAGCCTCACCTGACTTTAATTTATCTAGCATTGACTCTGGAGTAACAGTTCTAGGCTGACCATTACGACCCATTAAATTAGCGTCTGCAAACCCACCCATCTCATTTATCTGCTCCATACTAAGATCATCAATAGTTGACTCAAATTGATCTAGTGTCATGTTGCGACTAGGCAGTAGTATCTTGTTGTCACCATAATCAGCAATGTTACCAACCGCTAGTTTTACAGCCTGCTGATACAATTCAACATCTAGTTCTGCATTATTGCCAGGTTGCAACCCAGCCCTTTCTGCTAATCCAATGTAAATGGTGTCAGCAACCAATTGCATTGATTTAGATGCTTTTGTATTACTAGATTGAAATAAACCTTGAGTGGCTTGGAAAAACAAAGAGCGTGGAGTATCGTTATTTGCGTTTAGATTCCCACTTAACTTGTAGTCAGGGTTTGCATTAAGAGTAAATGCCCCAGCTAGGTATGCGTTATAAGATGCCTCACCATCGCTTTGGAGGGCTAAAGACCCAACGACTGCCATCTCTCCAGCATCTTCTTTGTATAAAAGATTTAGCACTTGTTCGGCTTCTTCTTTGTCATAGGCGGTAAGAATGTCATCTAAGGCTGGTACGCCAATTTTCTTTAGGTCATTAAGCTGAGACAGGCTCATTGGTGGTGCTTGTTCACCGATCCACGCAGAGACTTTAATTTGATTGTCTTGGGCTGTGGCTAAAGACTGAGCAATATTATCCTTTGTGATCTTCTCTATTGGCTCACCGCCACCATACATTAGGTAGGCTTGGTGTGGATCAGTCGCTATAGCACGTTCAATTTCACCATAAGCCTTTCGAGTAGACTGCTGAATAACAAAACCTCGGTAATCAGTATTAGGATCAAATGTCTGATTCATTGCATCAATTCGCTGTTCGCTAGTCATGCTCATTAATGACTGCACGTTGCCATAAATATCACGGGCAATCTCCATTTGCTCTATGTTATCTGGATCAGTTAACTGGCTAATGGTGTCGTTGATTTGATTAAGTTGATCCTCGGTCATAGGGCGACCACTCTCTAGCATTACCTTGCCTTTTTTGGCAGCTTTCATGGTCTTGGCTTCTAACTCTTTTGCCTCACGCTCAACCCTAGCAATTTCACGATCTACAAGAATCTGATCATTACGCAAGTCAGCATTCATTCGGTCTGCCATCTGCTGTCGCTCACCCTCATCAAATGTTGGGGGTAGTTCAATGCCATCTAAATACTCTTGACCACGGCCTAAATCACGCTCGGCTTGAAACTCGCTCATAATTCGGTTGGTGTGATGCTCATGTTGAAAAGCATCAAAGTCAGTTGCCATTTTACCAGCCGTAATTAAACCCACTTCTAAGGCTCTCTGCTGGGTTTCTGCAAACTCCAACATACCATTAGGGCTTTGCATTAAATCGATCTTAGACTGCTCATACGCGCCTGAGAGGTGTGCAATAGTTCTGCGACCAACCTCACCCCTTACTGCGCCAATGTTACGAGTCAGTGTCTGATCTGCGAACTGAGTAAATGCGCCTTTGTTCGGGTTAAACTTAACGCGACTACTGTAGTTTTTGGCAATCTTGTCGTGAGCAGATTGGTATTGTTCCATCATCGTGCCATGCGTAGGCGCACCATTGGCATCTACCCTGTCCTGATCTTGAATGTCTTGCCAGGCTGCACTTGTGTCGCGTGAGAATCCATTAGCTAGTCGGCTGTATTCCTCATCAGTCTCGGCCTTAACGATCTTGGTCTGGTAATCATTAACCACCTTAGTTAACGCTGAGTTTGTTTGCATCTTGGCTGAAGCAGCAGAAGAGATTGCACCTAGACTAATCTGCTCTGCACCTGGTACACCTGTTTGATTAATGCCTGGTATTTTCACTGACCAATTCCCCACCAATTGTTATCGTTTCCAACCTTGCCAACACCACTAATTAATAAGCTCTCACCTTGGCTGCTCATTGCGTCTGCCTGTGCGCCTGCCCCTGCTCTTCTCGCTGATGCTGTACGCCTGCCCTGCTCTGCTGTAAAGGCCATTTCACGCTCTGCAACATTAGCCGCCTCTGCCATGACTGCTAGGGTTGACCCACTGGTAAGGTCAACACCCGACTTAGCGTATGCAACCACTCGTTGGCCTTGCTCTTGATCGAACTTGTAGCGTGAACGCCTAAGACGCTCTTGTGTCTCTAACTCGGATAGCTGGGCATTCTTCTCGCCAGCTTCACGCATCTCTGAGGCTGCGCTACTAGCATCGCTGTACTGTTTGACTGCCCCTGCAATTTGCAGAAATGTCATAAAACTCATAGTTAATCTCCAACACTCAATGTGCCAAATAGCGAAATGATATGACACGCCAGAGGTAAATCTTGCTCAATTTCAATGCGACCATTTAAGTCATAACCAAGGTTCTTTACTTCAATATCTTCTGAGGTGATTGGCTGTTCGTTGCCATAATTTGTGTCAGGTGAGCGCACAGATGGACGCTGACCATTAATGATGGGTATTGCTGATTTCTCTAAGCGAACAAAGATTGTGTTCCAGCGTTTAGGCTTCCCAAGCGTTGTACCAGCCCCTGCGTTTTGACCAGGGCGAGTCGGTGTCAGTTTAGAGACATACTTTAATCCGACTTTAATGTCAGTCGCTGTGTAGTTAAGGGTGATAGCACCGCTAGAAACGACCAGATCAGGGTGTACAGCCCCATCAGCAGTAATCTGTACAGTCTTGCCCTCTAGGTGAGCGAGGCCGCTTACAGAGGCTGTGGCACTGCCAGAGTAGGAGATCATTGAATCAAGGTATGTGTCTGGGGTGTATAGCTCGACATATTGCTTAGTGGCCCCACCAATTGTCCTTTCTACAACAAACCAGAACTGGTCAGGCCCATCCTCTGAGATGACTGCTAGGCTCTTGTACTCACCATCAGTGATGTGTCGATGCCATCCGATAACCTCTTGGGTTGGCTCATAGGTCAGCATAATTAACGCGCCATCAGTTCTTAGACCTAACAGAATGGAGTCAGGCACATGGCTGTAGCTTAAAGCTGTTAGGCCACCTTCAGTGATATGCTCGGCTAGAAAAGTTAGGTCATCTGATTGGAATGAGTCAGACTCCCATTTGTACGCCACGTTTCTTACTTGTGTACCGCTTCGTTGAATAAAGAATACATCAGAGCCTACATACGCAGGATGACCAATCTTTGACCCGTATGATGTTTGTCTACGCACATCGACATTAGTAGGAGTGATTGCAGATTCATTACCACCTGTCACCCTAAACTCACCGCCAGACGTACCTACAATTAACACCCGTTGAGCCGCCATCCATTTGATGTTGTTCACTCGGTCACTAGCAATGGCATAGCTCAATCCGTCTGAAGCGTTAGCACCTAGATCAAAGTCTTCATAAATACCTGTCTTACTAGCCCATAATGTCTGGGGCTTGTGTGAAGTGCCTCCGTACCAAAGTCTTTGCTCATAGAATACAACCCCTGCTGGGAAGCCTCTGTAAGTCGAGAATGCGCCCTCTTGCCATAGGTTAGTCGGGTTCGTATCAGTGGGCATATACCCTAAATCTTTAACTGTGACGTTAGCCACTGTCGCTGATGCAACGCTATTGACTCGCACCCATACAACCTCACCTGTGGCATTGCCAGGATTAGTGTCTACCAGCCAATCAGTACCAACGTGAGAAGCGTCAAACAAAGAAGCACTGGCAGTGAGATTTTGAGTCGCAGCACTTGTTGAGGCAAACGTGAGAGTAAGTGACTCGTCTTGGTTAACAGGTAAAAATGGGCCTTTTTTAAATACTTCGTCAGCAAGTGTCCAAGTGGCATGGGCTAACCTCGTTAGTTTTCTAGGCTTATGACTTGGGTGAACGATCCACATTACGTCTGCGTTTTGTGCAAACTGTAGCTCATTGACCTGAGAGTGAGTGTAAGTCGTGCTTATCTCATAGGCCGATCCACTAGCTTGGACTTGCCCACCATTGGTGTAAAAACGAATGTAATTATTACCGAACTCTAAAACGTAAGTCTGATCAACGCTAAACTCAAAAGGTATTAGCCTAGTCGTATGCGCTGAGTTCTTGACCTCATTAATAAAGCGAGTACCACCACGCCTTTTAGCTCCACCATGAGGCAATGCCATAAAGTTTTCCATGACCTCACAGCCTGTGGCGTATTTTGGTGAGTCAGTTCGCCCCATCAAACGTGGTGATAGCTCCCCTGATGCAAAGCTATTAATGATTGGGGATAGTCTCATGCTCTGGCAACCTCAAATACAACTGAGTTTATGTCCTCTGCGCCAACCTCTGCGCCATCGTAGATTGAGGCATCCCTCAAGGACGTTGTAGACATAGCCCACATATCGTTAGACAAGGCCCGATTCTGAGTCAGTGCGTAGGAAACCTCGGCAGAAATGCGACACGCTAAAGCAAAGACTAAAGCTGGATCGAACTGCCCAGGGTCTGTAATTCTTGCAACAAATTTAATGGTTGCGGTATCTGTGTTACATACTAGGGTTCTGCCCTCAATTCGGTATGTGCTGGTTTCTTTTAATTCCAATACCGACAGACAATGTGGATCGTTTGGCAAGCTGTATGCTTTGTCAAACCCCCATACTGGATCGGTGGATAGTTGTGAAAGTGTGGCGCGTTGAATAGCGCACGACCAAGGGTGTGATCGTAGGACAGCATCACGCGCATCTGCGTAAACTGCGTTACATACATTGGCTTCGGTTGAGCCATCCTGCAAGGAGGTGATTGTATTAGCACCTAGCATGGCTAAAGCCCTATTACAGATTGAAACTTCACTAGCCATGACAACTCCTAGTTAAAAAAAAGGGGCGTATTTCAGCCCCTTGGTTGCTACATACTGAACTTAGGACTCAGTACAAAGAACTTCGACTACACATTCATCTTGTACGCGAGTTGCGCCAGCTACGAATGATAGATACACCTGGTGAGCGTAAGACTTGTCAGGGCGTAGATCGATCTTAGTCGTAACGTCCTTACCAATGCCCAAGCCCATCGCGCCTTTAGTAAATGCAAAGCACTTACGCTGGGTTGAAGCTAGGTTTAAACGCTCTGAGCGCAAGAACTTGAATCCCATGAAGGTATCAATGTCGCCTTGAACCAAAGCTTTGATAGAGTTGTAATCCGCAGATTTCACCTCAGTCGTGTTCAACAAGTTAGAAACCTGTTGTGAGCCTAGTACAAAGAAACGCTCTTCGTCTGGATCAACATCGTTGCCATCTAAAATCTCTTTAGCAGAGATCAACTTGGCAAGCGTTAAGCCAGCAGAACCATGAGCGATCTTTTGACCAGCAGGCAAGGCTACGTTAGACCCGTCACCATCAACAGCGTTACCAGTGGCAGCAGCAATGATTAAATCATCGAATGCGCGAGCCATTGAGTTTGCGCCAGACTTGGCATAGTGGGACTCTGGACTAACCAACATACGAACTTTATCTTCGTCATCGATTAAATCAGCCCAGTGGTAATCAGTCATCGTTGCAGTCCTGCGCGAGTGTGGAACTTCCAACACAGGCGTATTAGTGTGACGACTTGATTTAACTACAGCAGCGACATTGCCTAGACGTTCAAAGTGGAACTTCTCGCCCGTTACTGACTGCTCGTTTACTGATGCGCGTAGGCGTGAACCTTTTTGTTGCGCTAAATGTATAAGGTTGTCCTGGAACTGTTGGACAAACGCTTTTGCGATTGTATTAGCCATTATATTCATCTCCGAAATTGGCAAATTGAAATTGGCGTTTTGAGCTACCCTTTCGGACTCTTAACTGGCAATGACGCTTGCTTTGACGAGATGAGATATGGCCCATCTAACCCACAGGACTAAGGATTAGCTACCCTGTTGATTAGATGTTCGTTTAAATTTGCTCGGTTATTAGGAATTAAACCTCTTCTGGATAGGCTTGTGTGTATAGCCTTTCCATTTTCTCCACTTCAGCCCCATGTTGTGGGTGATTAGTGATATTGTAAGGGTGTTCTTTCTTGGTTGCGCCTAACCTCACTGATGCGATCCATTGCCTCAGTCGGAGATAAGGTAAATCGTGAGCCAGACTCAATGCCAGCAGACTGCTCTTCTGAAAGGGTTGCACCAATACCAGCCATCAATCGGATCATGCCAGGGTTATTAGCTAGGCCACTGTCTAACAAGAACTGTTGTGTCTCAGCATCGGCATAGGCCATTACAGCATTCTTAGCCGCAGCTAACTTGGCATCGTAGGCATGGCCCCACTCTTTTTTAAGCAAATCGTTAGCCTTTTGCATTTCGGCATCACTAGCTTCTTGGTCTTGAGTCGACTGACTTTGAGTGTTCTCTTGCCACGCTTTAACTTGTGCAGTGGATAGGCCATTGTCATGCGCCCATTGTAAGAACTCAGGGTCAGCACCTTCGATCTGATAGCCATCCTTAGTGTCTGGGCGACCAAGACGCGCATACATCGCATCACGGGCCTCAGATTCGTCACTGGGGAGATTTAACAACGTAGGAACCTTGTCGGTAAGCTTTGCGTTAAACGCTGCCCAAT